CTGGTTATAACCAAATTTTTACAGTATTGTGTCCCATTTAATTCATAAAAAATAACTTTAGTTATTTTTGTGAATATTTCTAATAAATTAATATTTATTAGAAATAAAATTGACCTTGCTGTAAAAATCAAATTTTATGAATCATAAACTATCAATAACTTTTAAAAAATATATTATTTTATCGTATTTTATTTCTTTGTATTGCGATCTCATTGCATGCATATTACTTTCAATAACATTAATTATTTCAAGTTTTTTATTTAAATTATCAACCTCCGTGTTTTTCATTAATATTATTTGCTCATTTAGTTTCATATCACTCGCTAACTCTTTAATTCCTACATCATCAAGTATAACATTTGTTTCATCAAGTATAACATTTGTTTCATCTAATATCATATTTGCTTCATCTGATATTATAGTTGTTTCATCTGATATTATGGTTGTTTCATCTAATATTATATTTGTTTCATCTGATATAATATTTGTTTCATCTGATATTATAGTTGTTTCATCTGATATTATGGTTGTTTCATCTAATATTATATTTGTTTCATCTGATATAATATTTGTTTCATCTGATATAATATTTGTTTCATCTGATATTATGGTTGTTTCATCTAATATTATATTTGTTTCATCTATTTCACAAAGTGTTACATCATTTACAACATTTGTTACATTATTTACATTGTTTGTCACATCATTAAATATTATATCATCAATTTCATTTAATGTATCAGCACAATCAATATCATTAAACAATTCATTATTTTTTGTGTTGATAATATCATTAATATCGATAACATTATCAGTTGTTTTATTATTTGAATTATAAATGGCAAGTTCATTTTTTAAAAGTTTATAATAGAACACAATATCATCGGAGATATTTTCTATTGATGATAAAATATTTTCTTCTTTTTCTGAAATATTTTTAATTAATTTGTTGACATAATTGAATTTGTCATTAAACTTGTTAAAATCGTCTCTAAAATCACTGTATAACTCCTTTACTGTATTTATTGTTGTTGTTAATATTTCTTTATCAATATCATCATTAACAAATATATTGATCATAATGTCTTTTGATATTTTATCATAAATTTCATTAAAAGTTTTTTCGATTTTTGTAAATTCTTCCAAATTAAAGTCTCCTATTTTATTTTTTTCAGAATTACTCATAAATTTTATTATATTTAATTCTTTATGGATACAATCACATTCATTTAATATTTGTCTTAAAAAATTTATTTCGTGTTCAAATTTTTTTCGGATATCTTTGTCAATTAGTTCAGTTCCTTCATTACATTCATTTGCGTCGTCAAGTTCTTTAAAATTTTTTTCTTCGTTAATAATTAAATAAATAGAGTAATTTACTTTATAATCTTTTAACAGTTCTTTGTATTTATCAATTGATATATCATTATAATTAGTGTCATTAAGCCATTCTAAAATAGTTGTAATATTTTCAATAGTTTGTATTTTGATGTTTTCTGGAATTTTTAAGTTTTCAGAAGAAACATTGTCAAGAATTTTTTCAGAATTATTTACAAGAATTGAATGAGATTGTTTTTTCTTTTTTTCTATTTTGTCAATTTCATCCATTAATTTTGCATTCACAATAATTTCATCTATTTCTTCCTTTGATAAATGTTGTCTATTATTTGTAATGCAAATACTACTTTTATTCATTGAATTTTCTAAATCTTCTGCTTTTACAGTTATAATACCGTCAATATCAATATAAAAATCGACAGATATTCTTGGCATTCCTTTTTTTTGTTTTTCAATTCCTGACAGTCTAAAGTCGCCAATCATCATGTTGTCTTTTACAAATTTTCGTTCTCCTTCAAAAATTTTTATGTTGATGTATTCAGTATTATCTTTATCTGTTGTATATTTTTTTGTTTTTTTTGATGGAATCATTGTGCCTCTTGGTATTAAAATATCAAATATACCTTCAGATAATTCTACACCAATTGACAAAGAAGTTCTATCAACGAGTAATAATTTATCTGAAATATCAATATTATTGTTAATCATAAATCCATGTATTGATGCTCCAATGGATACAACATTGTCTGGATTAATTGAACAATTGACACTTTTATTTATACACAATTCAACATTGTTTCTAACCAAAGGGCATTTAGTCATACCACCAACCATAATTACTTCATCAATTTGTTCTTTTGTTAATGACGCAAGTTTAAGTGATTCTCTAATTGGGTTAGTAAATGACCAAATAATATCTTTGCAAATATTATGAAATATATCTCTTGAAATATTTACTGATAATATTTTATCATCAAAAAAATTATTAATAATAATTTTGACGGCATTTTCTTTACTTAGTTTAATTTTTGCTTGTTCTGATAAAAATTTAAGTTTTTGTAAATTTATATTGTTATTTATTTTAATTTTTTCATTGTATTCTTTTATTTTTTTTTCTTTTTCTTCTTTTTTGTGATTTATTTTTTCGTAATTAAATTTATTATCGTCATCGTCTTCATCCATATATGTACTTATAATAAATTCTCTAATACAATAATCCATTATTTCTTGATCAAAATTACTACCACCGAGACCACTATTACCACATGAACACAATACCTGATATATTGAGTCTGATATATTCAAAATACTTATATCAAGAGTCCCTCCACCAAAGTCATATACCATGATATTTGTGTCTTTTTCTGTTTTTCCAATCCCGTAACAAATTGCTGCTGCTGTTGGTTCATTTATCATTCTTTTTACACACAAGCCAGAATGTTCTGCACATTGTTTAATAATATGTCTTTGTGTGTTTCCAAAATTTGCCGGAACAGAAATGACAGCATCATTAATCAAAATATCAGTGTCAAAATAAGTGGATAAATATAATTCTGCTTTTGTTTTAAAACTCATAAATAAGTGTGTGGCAATTTCTTCTGGTCTGTATTTTTTGTTGTCCAATTCATTGTATATTATAATATCATCATTATCGTTTGTTGCAATCTTGAATCCCAACATTTCAACAAAACGATCATTGAGTTCTGAATATTTTTTTCCTATAATTTTTTTTATTTCATAAACCAAAAAAGTTTCTTTATTTTCAAATATATCTTTCCTGATATATGCTTCTTTTCCTACTATTTTGTTTGTACTGTCTTTAATTTCAATGACTGTTGGTATCACATCACTTCCATCAATATCTGGAATAATAATTGCTTTATTTTTGTGCCACACTGAGATGCAAGAATTTGTTGTTCCGAAATCAATACCTAAACATAAATTATTTATTATTGAGTCATTTCCACTGTCATCTTTAAATTTAAACATATAAAAATTATAATAGGTTTATCTTAAAATTAATTTATATAAACTTAATATACATTTAAATGGCTGGAGGACTTGTACAAATTGTCAGTCACGGGACAATGGATTTAACCTTAACAGGAAATCCAGAAATAACATTTTTTAATATAATATTCAGAAGATATACTAATTTTGGATTGCAGATGAAACATTTAAGTTTTGATAATGACACAATATTTGGAAACACAAGTATAATCACAATACCAAAAATAGGTCAGTTATTATCAAAATTAATTTTAGAAATAGAACTTCCGTCAATTGATTTTGATGAAATTAATGAAAAAACACAAAGTACATCAGATAATAAATATTATAGCAACTATGATATATTTTTTAATTTTTTAAACAAACTCAAAAACATTGTAAATAACTTTTTTTCAACATATTTTATTGATGACGGCGATTATTATACTCAATTTTCTGATTTTGTTTTAAAATATTTAAATTTAAATGATTTTGGTACTTTTTTTTCATCTATATCTTTTTTCTTTTATACACTTTACAATAAAGTTGAAAATTTAATGACTTCATATTTTAATGCCTCATTATTTAAAATTGTTGATTTACAATTGCAATTTATATACATAAATTGGGATAAGGAGGCAAATAATTTCGATATTTTTAAAAATACAATTTACGAAAACATTGGAGTGTTAGATTCTTTAAATAATTTATTATACACAAAAGTTTTATTATTTTCATCATCAAATCCATTATTTAAAATATCTTGGAATGAAGATATAGCAATTAATTTATTTGATAAAATTGATTTATTTATAGGAAGCAATAAAATAAATACACTGAGTAATTTTTATATAAGAAATTATGGAGAATTATTTTATGAAAATAAAGACGTTTATAATAAAATGATAGGAAAAGAACAAGATTTCAATGAAAAATTAAAAAAAAAAACAGTTTATCTTGTCATTCCGTTTTGGTTCAGTAAAAATTATGGATTATCAATCCCAGTTGTTGCAAATCATTTTAATTCGATTCAGGTAAAATTATACATTAGGAAATTTGAAGAATGTATAAAACTAAAAATAAACGATGATTATAGTAATTTAAAATACGATGTATTAAAAAATATTGTAGAAAATTATGAAAATCAATACAACAAGTTAAAAATAACAATGTTGTCAGAATTTGTTTTTCTTGACAAACTTGAAACAAAAAAATTTGCATCATTTTCACATGAATATCTCATCACTCAAGTTCAAGAACTTGAATTTGATAACTTGAACTTGAAAGGAAATTACGGACTTGATTTTTATCATTGTTGTAAAGATTTATATTGGAATCTTGTTAAAAAATTCGAAATAAATGATGTGTTCGTTGAAACTCTTTCTAACATTATTGATCCTTCTATTTTTTATTATCAAATTCTTTATGATCCTTTTACAAAATTCAATCTTAATAAATATATCATATCTCTTATTGATATTTACAGCAGGACAAATAGATTAGAAAATTTTGAAAATATTTTTTCAAAAATATCAAATACAGACAATAATTTGTATGAAAATGTATTTATTCAAAATGAAATTGCCATAAATAGTAGTATATTTTGTAGTCAAAAAGGTAATTTTTATAGATTTTTACACCCATATGTGTATTATAATTCTTTGTCAGTATCATCAAACACAAATGTATATTCTTTCTGTTTGGTTCCCACTGAATTTCAACCATCTGGAACAATAAATTTTTCAAAAATACCGACAATATCTATTTCGGCAGTTATCAACGAAAAATATAAAAATAATATTAGTAAATATAAATTAGTTGTAGCAACCACAAATTTTAATATATTAAGATTTTCAGGAGGAGTTGTTGGTCTTGCATTTACTTATAACTTTTAATAAATGCAAGACCAAATATAATTTAAACAAAGTTTTTATCATGTTTTTTTAATTATATGTCTAGTTAAAACAATAAAAATATTATATTATTAATTTATACACATGGCTGTGGGATTTATTCAATTAATATTTACAGGAGCTGAAAAATATATATTTAATCATAATCCTAATATCACATTTTTTAAAATATATTATAGACGTCACAGTAATTTTTATATCCAAAATTATTTAATAAATGGAAACACAAACAATAATAAATTGGTGTCATTTAATATACCAGTCGCTGGAGATTTGTTATATAAAAATTATTTGCATATTAACACAAAAGATACATTGTTTGAATTATTCACTCCTTACAGTAATTTATACAACACATTAAATACAAATATTTTAAATTTTTATGATTCATATTCAATAAAAATAAATAATTTTATAAAACAAAATATTTTGATTTTGAAAAAAAATAAAATTAATGTCAAATATTTGAACAATATTTATTTTTCAATATTTTGTGATTATGAACTGGATTCGCAATATTTGCATTCATTAAAAAATGGACAAAATATAACTTTGCAATCCAATGAATATCATTACAACATAAATGAATATTATAATTTTTACTCTTTTGATTATCAAAATACCAAATGTTTATCGTTGTATGATATTTCTTATGTATCTTCTATAATTGATACTATTAATTTCGAAAATATATTATATTTTCGCATCGATATACAATTTTTAAATTTATCAATTAAATTATATAAAAATTCTAATAACACTGAATTTTTTAAAAATATAATTTACTCATTTTTAAAAAATATTGACTGCGATTTAAAAAATACTCATAAAATGTATGTTGCAAGCAAATATATATACATATCAATGTATTCTTCAGGAAATGTTGTTGACGATATATGTGAATATATTTTTGAAATTTCAAATTTGTTAAAAATAAATATTATCCAAAGTAAAACTGTTTCGTCAACGATTTATATAAACAGTGCTGACTATGACAATAAACAAAATTATAAAAATGAAATTTTAAAACTTTTTCAAATTTCAAAAAATTATATTGTATATATTGACATTGATATAAGCACAATTACAAATATAACATTGACTTTAATGAAAAATGCACCTTTTTTGGGAAATATTACGAACGAGGATTACAATTCTTTTTTGTTAAAAAAAGAAACTGAAATTATATCATCCGCAAATATTTATGACAATGACAATCCTTTGAATTTATTTATAAAATTAGTTGTTGAAATAATATGCACAAATGTTGAGTCATCATTGCCTAATTTTATTAAAATAATAAACTCTAAAAATTTTAATTATTTGAGTAGTTTAAAATATTATAACAAATACATAGAAAATTTTGATAACAAATTATTAAATATAATTGCAGGATCAAAAGTATTTCTTTTAAACAACATAACTTTATCAAAAATATTAATGTCTCACAATATTAAAAAATATTATAATAATTTTGATACAAAAAATTATCCCCCTCCATTCACAAATCAAAAAATATTTAACATATCAACTTTAATTAATTATTATTTTTATAAAAATTGCATTGATAAATTTTCAATAAACACATTTACATCAAAAAATAAACTTATCACACTAAAAACAATTATCACAAATTTAAGACAAACTAATAATATTGTTGACACCAATGAATATTCAAATTATTACAATAATAATTTTTTATATGAATCCAATGAAGAAATCAATTCAAAATCAAATTTTAGTTCTATTGAAACTAAAATGTCATATAATATTTTTCAGTCAATGATTTTTTCTTCAATAAAAATGACAGAAAATATTATTTATAAAAAATCACAAGATTTATATCAAAATAATGGCCTATCCAGTTCTATATTTTATGAAAATGATGCTATCACGTCGATATTCCCTATGTCTGGATTATTATTTTTACAATCAAATAATGACACACTAACACAATTTGAACAATTTAATTTTAATAAGACACAAAAAGCATATATCACTATTTTTTTGAAAACACATGCTGATATTTTTGATGTAATTTTTAATAAATATAAAACAAATCCTCGCGATAAATTAATTGATTCATTAGAATTATATGAAATTTTTTTAAGTTTTGATGATATCGTGGCAACATATTACAATAAATACACTGATTATTTCCGAAATATTGATTATCATTTCGTTGATGATTTTCTTGATAAAAGTTATATATTATATGCAGACACATTAATCGACGCAATGATGTCAAGAATTTATTCTTACACAAACAAAGAGTTATTTAATAACTCGTTCAATAATTTATTTGATAAAAATCAACATGAAAAAATCACAAAATTTATATTTATTCAAAACTCTCCTCTTTACCGAATATCATACACAATAATGATGCTTCAGTTTTTTTTTGTCAATAATGACGTTACACCTGATGTTAAAATATTACGCAATTTTATGTTTGATTTTATTTTGACGTATCTTTATTTTTTTAATGACAATAAATATTACGAAAATAAAAATAATTTTAATTTTAAAGATATTTTTAACGATATATATTCAATAAGTAATAATATGTGTTGCTATGGAGATATAAATTTTTTAAATAATAATATTATTGTTGATTATTTGAAAAACACAAATAATAAAATTTTTATTTATTCATCATATTATTTATCAAAAATAACAACAACAAGTAATGATGTTCCGAGTGCGATTAATATTTTTAAAAATAATTTTGACGATCTAATTATTACGTTGCTTTTAACAGTCCTAAACAAAAATAAACAATATTTTAAAGATTATGAACTTATCAATAGTTTTGTAAACCATCTATTTAGTAAGAAAAATTTCGATCCTTATTTGCATTTTAAATATTTGAACGAATTTATAAAAACTCATGATATCGACCAAATCAACATAAACAATAAAAAATCAAATGAATATTATTATTACTCTTCTTATTATTCAATATTTAGTGTCGGTAGTTTATTTGATAATATCAATTATTTGAAATTAACTACAACTAACAGTATTTTTAATATATCCAAATTACTTGTCAGTGATATTAACAATGCCGATTATTTTACAATGAGAAATCAAAGTCTCATCAGATTCAAAAATATATATGACGCAAAACATGTAATTGAATTATTGAACAAAATAAAAATACCATTTCAAGAAATTTTGGATTCACAAAATGGAATAAATATATATTCTTATTTTTCAAATTTATTGGATAACATAATATCGATCATAACCAATGATATTATCATAAAGTCAGCAGTATTAATTCAAAATATTTTTGACTCAATTATGGAGCAAATAGAAAATCAATTTACACAGTTCAATAATAATAATATAATAAATGTACCATTCTCGACTAACAATAAATATGTAACATTTAACAATGAATTTAAAAATTATAGTTTGTCTGTTATATTTTTATACATATTATATTATTTTAATACTTGTATGAGGGATGATATTCAAAATTTTGTAAGTGATACATCAAATAATTGTACTTTTTCGGCATATTTGCAAAGTAAATATTCAACTGACATTTATGAAAATTCCATTAACAAAATAATAAGCATTATCGCAACTGACACAAAATTTATAAATATTAATTATTTTACTAATTTTTCTTCATTTGGTTCTTACAATGATGAACATAATTTGAATAATGATAAATCAATTGATGCTTTTTATAATTCAGAACTAAATAATAAAAATATTTTTGATAACTATTACAAAAATAATAATAAAATTATTACACCAAGTGTAAATAAAGCCGTCAATTTATCACTGAAAAAAGAATTGTCAAATATATCAAATGATATATTTAATGACAATAATAAAATTTACTACACTCTGTATAATAATATTTATAACAACATAGTTATATCTGAATCCAATTTACTATCCGTCCAAGAATTTTATGAATATTTTAAAAGTGTGTTTTACAATAATTCTCTGAGATTTATAAAGACTTTACACTCAAAATTATTTAGCATAAACACGACAACTAAATTTAATAATATTTTTTCGCGTAACATGTGTGCAGGATCATTATTTATAATAGAAAATTTTTACAAAAATAAACAAAACTATTATAATCTTTTGTATCATAAAACGGTGAAATATAATTACATCAATATTATTGTCAATGGTCATGTAGATAGTAATGACGATGTTAATGATATCAACACAAGTGGCAATTTTTCAGTCAGTGGTTTTTACAATAATTTTCTTACCATTAATATAAACAATTCTTTGTATTTTGAAAAAAATATTAATGATATAATTTATCTTTTGTCAAGTGATTTTGTGATGAAAAAATATGATTTTAACTATTCTGCAAAAAATAAATTATTATCTGAGCCACTATACAACATAGTTAAATTATTTCATTTTTTTGAAATTAAAGATATTGATGGACACTCATCATCAAAATTAGCAAAAAAATATATAGAAAATACGTACTTGTATTCAAATCAAAAATCATTTTTGCTTTTAAATTATGATTATCTTATGGACAACAGACCACTTATTCAAAATGAAAAAATTATAGACATTATTGAATCACTAGACACTGAAAAAACATATTTGCAATATTTAAATAAATTTTATGACTTTTGTAAAGAAAATGACATGGAAAAAATAATAAATTTAAAATTAAAATCTGGAACATTTATATTTAATTTATTTTTAACAAACATCCACGCACTAAATGAATATATTTACGAATATTTAATGCTTGATGATTATTTTTCTCCAAGACAAATATTTAACGACATTATAGAATTCAAAAAAAGCAAAGATTTTAAATTATCACTTGATATAAATTGTGACAGAATAAAAATTAAAATGTTCGTGTTTCTTTACTTTAATTTTATTACACTGACATTTTTACCAAAATTACTTGAAAAAGAATTTATTGGAGAAATAGATACTAATATTAATCTTGAATACAATATTAGTGGAATAATTTATGATTCGTCATTGAGTGATATATTTTTGCAATATAAATCAATAATTTTATTTTCTGTGCAATATATTTACTCATTGGATAAGTATGATAGTGACAAACTATACTTATTCTTTGATAAAATTAAAATAAATAATAATATTAAAAATACCATCATTAAAATAATCGACACAACAAAAAATAAAATAAACATCAATAAATATTTTATTAACTTGTCCAATTTTTTTGTGAGTTCATATGAACAAATCATAGGAATTGATGACAATGAATTATTTTGTAATGATAATGAAACAATTTCATTGAAAAATCTTGTCAGTTCTATAAATAATGTTATAAATTATGATCATGCAGATAAAAACACAAACAAATATGAACTTAGTTTTAATATTTACGAAAAATTAAATTTTTCATCAAAAAGTATAATACGAGGAAATATTATAAATAATTATTTTAACTCAAACGTAATTCAAAATTATACAAATAATTTAAATAAAATAAACATATCAGACTTTAATATTTCTTTCATATTTCTCACAATAATATTGGAATATTTTAATATTTATTATAAAAATGAAAACGATGATATTAATTATCCGTTATTTTCATTAAAAAATGGAAATACAGTTTTAAATGAAAATGACGACACACAAAAAGGATTTTATACATATGACGTATCAAAGCAAAATTTTACTACAAATAATATAACAAATGAATACACAAGAATAAATAATGTTATTGAAAAATCAATAGAATCAAAAAATGTTAATAACTTGAACGTAATTAATCCAGCAACGTTCAATAATTCTGTGAATTTCATGAATTATAATTTTATTTATAAATTCAGACTTGATAAATATTACAACGAAAATTACAATTATTATAATTACACACATAATTATATTGGGATTTACAAAAAATTATATTCTTATTATGTTAACATACTTAAATATCCTGATCATTTAAATAATTTAAAAAATAATCATAAAATTTATCAATCTGCGTTTTATGAATTATTTTCATCATTCATATCAAACAGTTATAATGAAGAAGATGATATTTTTTTATCAGATAATTATATTGACATTTTTAATCAACTAATTGATATTTATGTTCCTTATAATTTAAAAATCATACAAACAAATAATATATTATTTAATTCTCCTAATCATGTTTTAAAATCTGCAAATTTTAGTAATTTTGCGGTCATGTATGAATATTTAAATAGTTTATATTTTTATCAAATATTTGGATTTTTTCCTAAAGAAAGAGAAATAGAAAGTATGTTTTATCAAGATGTTTTAATTTTTTTCGATGAAATAAAAAATTACAATAATTCGAACATGATTTATTCAAACATTTATTATAACATTTTGTATAAACTATATTCTGCCCAAGTATGCATTATAACGTTAATAAATCATTTTTTATCAAAAAATTTTGTAATTAATTATGATTTTATCAACAATTCCATATCGCAAATTTTATCAGATATTATTTCAACCAAAGAAATAATGAATTTTATTAATCAATATTTTAATGAAACATTATCAAATAAAGTAAATATTAATGAACAAAACATTTTTTCTTACATGATATTAAATATTGTTGATAAAAAAGATTTTTATTACAGGATTGGTCAATATATTTCAGGGTATGTTAATTACACTGGCATTGACAGCATAAAAAATAATTTACAAAATTTGTATGATTTATATTTTGATAAAATTGTGTTCGAGTATGTGTATTATGATGGAAATCATCAGTACATAAAATATGTTGTATTCAATAAATTATATATTGAGGATATTGTTATATCATACTTAAATTACTATTTCATGTCAAAAAATAAATTTTCAAATATTTCTAATAAAATTATGGATTTTTTAGGCAACACATTTGTTGGCACCACCAATCGCAAATATTTTATTTATATTGATGACATTTTATTTAATGATGAAAACAATAAAAAAGAATATGATGACATTAGCAATGAAAATTATAATAATCACAAAATTGTCAATAAAATATTAAAGTCAGTTATTAATCCATACTGGGGATTTTCTATTGTCAACAAAAATAAAGTTTATAAAAATAATTTGTACAAGTCTGCGCTTATATTTTTTAATTTTTATTATTACAGCATTGACAAAATAAATAATAATTTTGAGCAAGATAATACTTGTTACAATTATTTTTTCAATAACATTGCATCACTTAATATTTTATTTAACTTGACACAAAAAATGATACCTTTTTCTTACATACATTTATCTTTGTTTAGAAATGTGATACAATTGTATTTGACAGATGTTCACATATTTGTTTACGACGATCTTAAAATATTAAGTTTAGATAATTCAAAAATTATTGCAGCAAAACTTGACTTTTTAAACTCCAATTATATTCCAAATAACACAATTAATAATTATTATAAAAATGTGCAACTAAACACAATTTTAGATATAAAAAAATATAACACATATCCAAATTATAAAGAAAAAACACAAACAAACGATAATTTTATTTCAGTTATGTACAGATATATGCACAGTGTTCTTGGATACATTGACGAAAATACATTAGGAATAAATATATACAACAACACAGCAGTTAATTTAATTAATAATTATAGTAGTGATGTGATAATTTATGAAACCAATGGTCAATATGTCGGACAATTATATGAAATATTGTTCAAAAATATAGATTTAAAACTTAATTTGATAAATCAAAATTTGGGAGGAAAAAATAACAATAGTTACAATATTGGTAAATACGGAATAAATTTTGACAAAAAAGCATTTGAAAATAATAATGACTCTGTCACAATATTTACTTTAATGAATAATATAAATAAAAAACTAAATAATAATTGCATTGTAATATTTTTTTATTATATGTGTTTTTTAACATGGTCAATGACAAGAATTGATGTTGTCAGTAATATTTTTTCAGAAGAATTGTATTATTACTCAAATTATATTAATAAAGAATTATTGACAGAAACATACACAAACCTTTTATTTAAAAAATTAAATGTTATACTCATGGATAATAATACAAATAAGGAATATATACTCCAATGTAATGAATTGTTTAAAACAACAATTAATAATACTTCTCTTGGATATGATGGAAAACTACAAAAGAAAATAAATCAAAATATATATTTGATAGATAATTTTGTAAAAGATCCTGAAGAACGCCTTGAATTTATAACAACAAATAATAGTAAAATAATTAAGTGGAAATATTTTATGGGGTTAATAGTTGATTTTAATGAATCTGAGATTATAAAAATATTAAAAAGTATAAGTAATACTGAATTATATTACGAAAATGTTCAAAATGATTATATTAAATATATTATTGACATGATTGGAGGATATATAAACGAATATGGAATAATAAATACCATCAAAAATGTCAAACTTATATTCAATGATGAAACTATAGATACATATAGCAACTATCATTACAAAATGTTTTATGATTTAGTGTCAAATGTTCAGAAAAAATATGCGCTGGCTGAAATGCTCGGAATAAATGGAGATTACATATCAAATTCTGTCATAAGGCCATATATTAAACAATTCAATGGACATGGATTTATATTGCCTGTAAATTTTTATTATAATGATGCAGAGAATACAATACCATTGATAAGTATGCTCTATACAAAAATAAAACTTAATTTCGAATTTTATAACGACAGAACTGTTTTTAGTAATAATTTGAAAACACAAAATTTGTCAACAGACAATAATATTACACATTCATTAAATGCTGATTATATTATTATTGAAAAAGAAGAAAGAATACGAAAAACTAAATATAAAATAGATAATATTATAAAAAGACATGGATATCACAATTTAAAAATAATTAAAAAAATATCTGATCTAATGAATAATTTAGAATTTGAATTTGAGTTGTCAGTTTCTTTTGATTTTGAATTTTATAATTTATGCGAAAGAATTATTTGGTCATTAAAAATGTTTTTAAATGAGAACGAGTTAACAAATGACACATCAAATAATTTAACAGATATAAATCATCAATCATATAAAAGCGCTTCTCCTGAATTTTCAGACGTCAAATATAAAAGTTTTATTAAACAAGTAAAATTATATATCGATGGGGGATTAATTTCTGGAGAAAGTGGATCGTCATTGAAAGATTATAGTAAAATAACATCCCTTATAAATATGTACAAATATACCACTTTTGCAGATATTAATAAAAATTATAATTGCAATTCTTTTTCACTACAACCAGATACATCACAACCTTCTGGTGCACTTAATATGAGTATGTTTAAATATTTCACAATAAAAATTATATTTAATAAAAGTGAATTTGCTGAATATCTTAAAAAAATTAATAAATTATATGGAGCTGAATATATAACATTTTCTTTGGATTTATCATTAAATGAGTATAATATTATAAGATATCAATCAGGAATGTCTGGTATATTGTTTATCAAATAAAAAGTTTGAGAAAATATTTATTTAATTAAAAATAAATGATTATTATATAATTACTATGCCTGCAGGTGAAATAATATTAGTAGCGTATTCTCATGAAAATTTATTTTTAAATTCAGAACCGCAAATTACTTTTTTTAAAATATTATATCGAAGATATTCTAATTTTGCAATAGAAACTATTAGACAAAATTTTAATAGTACAATAAAATTTGGAAATAAATATTCTATAGAAATATCAAAATTAGCAGATTTATTACATAAAATGTGGGTCGTTATTGATTTACCGGAAATACCCATTGTTTATGATTTTGACAATAATCCTGACAATAAACTTAAATTTAAATGGGCAAGAGATATCGGATACGTTGCCATTGATTATCTTGAATTAGAAATTGAAGGAAAGACTATAACTAGACATTGGGGTGAATATTATAATTGTTTAAATAAACTTTACTGGAATAATTTTAATGGAACTATTGATGAATATATAGGAAATGTTCCAGAAGTTATAAATTATAAACACGTGAGCAAAGGTATTGCTTCATATAGTTTAAAAATTCCACTAAATTTTTGGTTTTGTGGTAATTCAGGAGATTGTTTGCCATTGATAAATTCAGAATTTAGTTCCATAAAATTTAATATAAAATTAAATGATCTCAATAAATGTGGTATTTTCTCTCCAAGTAATTATATTGATGTTCAAAAATATTCAGGAAACGGAATATTGGGAGAACCTTTATTGCAAATTTCACACCAAGGTTATGCATGGGGAGAATTTGATAGCATTGATATTAATACATTTAATAAAGTAACACTTGATGTAAATTCATATAATTTATATTATAGAAAAATATCTGACAATAATTTTATGACATCGCTTGGACTTGAAAAGTTACAGTTATCGGATTCAATCAGCAAATTGCAACAATTTGTAATTTATGGATTATATAGCGGTTCTATTTATATACCAAACAATGCGTCCGCTGATAATGTCAATTCTATTTATTCTTCAAAAAAATATTTTGTCAATTTTGATAATAATATTTTATTAAAAGATATGTACGTATTGTTGGATTTTATATATATTGACAACGATGAAAGAATTAAATTTTATAATTCGAAGAGAAAATATTTAATTGATCAGGTTTATCAAACATCTGTTCATGACATTAGTAACCAATCAAGTAAAATTCACATAAAAACAATGAATTGTTGCAAATATTTATTATTCATGGGACAGGTAAAATATTTTATGAATTCCAATGTTAATTTTAACTTTAACTACAACAACATATTTTTTGACGCAAAATTAATCAACCCAGCATTATATTTTTTTGATTTTATTGAACAAAATACTATTAATCATGCTCTCACTTTATATGATTCGTCAAAATCTGAAAAAGATATGAAAATGGATGTATATTCACTTGTTTCTCCATTTTATGATTTTAAAAAAGCAACAAATGAAAATGGTTTTGGATTAAAAAGTTTTTCACTTTATCCTCAAAATTCTCAACCATCAGGAAGTCTTAATACTTCTAAATTTCAGTCTCTTGAAATGCAAATGTATTTCAACAAAATTGATTATAATTATAACCTGTATTTATACAGATGTTATGTTGTGACCTATAATTATTTAACGTTCAGTAATGGAGTTTCTGGAACTATTTTTACCAATGCATATTAAATGAATTTAACACTAATTAATTAATTCTTGTAATTTATCACATCCATAACTTAGAGATAAAACTTGATTTTTATAAATTCCATAATTTTTAATAAATTTTTCTTTGTCAATGTGTCCACCTCCGAGCATTTTATTCATATGATTATTTAATGATTTTTCATTTTTTGATAATTCGCGAGATGTATTTCTTAGATTTTGAAAATAACTGTTATCAACTTTTCCATTTATATTTTTTATTAAATTATTTAATTTACTTGTCGCGGCACACTTAAATAGTTTATTACTTGATTTGTTTTTTCCACCTCCAGTCATTCTATTTTTTTGAGAAGATCTCATGACATCCACCAAATTTTCAAGTCCACCACCTTCAAAATTAAATCCTCCATACATACTTGAATATATCCCAGCACCAATCATTTCCATATCTTCTTGGAGTGGAGGTTCAATTTCTTTTGCTTCTTTTCCGGATTCGTCTATTTTAACAATTTCAGTGTGATTTAATAGTCCTGGATTTCTATTTATAAATTCTACACAAGCTTTTAAAAATTTACCAAATGCTTCTTTATTTTCTTGCTGTTTGGAATCAGTTAAATTTATATTCATTCCTGAATTTTCATACCACATGTCGTAAGATTGAATAGAATTATTATGTCCTTTATCAGATAATAATTTTCTGCATACTTTAAATTTCATTTCTTTTAGAATATTTAAAATTAATATTGGACATGTGTCATCAGTCAATGAAATAGTCATATTTTCATCAATTTTATATTCACCACCTCCTGCTTGACCCTTCATACTATTACCTTGTTCATTAATTTCTTCTAAAATTTTATGTCTTATTGCTTTAAGAAATTCTGTTGTGGGTTTAGAATCTTGTGGATTTACAATATCTTCTCCACCGTTTAGATTTTTTTTATAAAGTGTGTGTCCTTGTATACGATATATGCCATCAGTCACAGTGTCATATGATCCTTTGCAATTGACACCTTCAAAATTTACTGAAATATTTGAATCTTCGCTCATTTGAATTATATATTATAATCCTATATAAAAAAATATAGTATATTTTTATATTTATATATTATATTATACCATGTTTATCTGTTTTATTTTAACATTAATTTTTATCTTTGTAGTTTATTATTTATTGAGTAAATACGTTATTAAGGGGTGTGGACAAACCTCGTCAAATTCTGAAATGAGTAAAGAAGAATTTGCAGGAAATAAAAAAATAACTATACTTATTTTTTTATCTTCTACTTGTCCTCATTGTGTAACATATAAAAATGTGACTCATCCTCTTTTACAAAAATTTGCAGAATCAAAGGGATATAAACTAAAAATAGTCCCAGAAGATGACAGTGATACATTTTCCAAATATAATATTCAATATATACCAGCCTGTATTATTTTAAACGGTGACAAACATAAACAATTAAGTGGAGAAATTAGTGTTTCAAATATAGAAAAAACTATAAATAATATGTAATAAATATTATTTTTATTTTAATTTTAATAATTTTATTTTTATTAAATATAAGTGAATTAAAAAGCAATTAAAATATTATTGATATAATTTAAAATATAATAATGTCAAAACTAAATTTTTATGAATCTGAAATTTTTGTGGATTACTACGAAACATTGGGAATTGAATCAAGTGCCGAAGCTGAAGAAATTAAAAAATCATATTTCGAATTGGTCAAAGAATATCATCCAGATCAAGGAGGTTCTGAAGTTCTTTTTAGAAAAATCAACGAAGCGTATGAGGTACTAAGAAATGATGAAACAAGAAGAGAATATGATGCTTATTATGCCAAAGGAAATGGTGACAATTTTGCTAATGATGAAATGATTACACTCAAAAGAGGATTTGATGATTATGTTGATGAAAATAAAAAAAATATTACTGAAGAAGAAAAAGATAAATTGTATTTGGATGTAATTCAAACTATTCAAGATGAAAATAAAAGAATAACCGAAGAACAATTAATGACATCAGAACAAATAAAACAAGGAATTGATGATTTAGAACTTGAGAGAAAAAACGCTTCCATTGAGGAAGAAGATGACACATTATATAATTTGTTGAAAAGTCTCAATTCTCAAAGAAATCCTGGCGATGATGAAATAACAATTAGTGATTTGTTTGATTTTTTCAGACACAAACAATCACAAAATAATAATACTCAGTTGATAAATAATAATTTTATGGCCCTTAATGATATAAATAATCCATTGACTAATAATTTTAATTTTATTGACGATAATTTGAATGATGTTAATAGTGCATATCACTCATTTTATAATTCTGAACATGACAATAAAAAAGACGAGCTCGCTGAATTTATTAAATCAATTGACACAAACGAATTTACAGCATGGAAAAAACCAAAAGAAAAAGAAGCGCCTGTCACAGAAAATGATTTTGAAAAATTATTACAAAAAAGAAGAATGGAAGAAAAAGAAATTGATGATGCAATTGAAAATAATCTTAATAAACACAAACAAATAATGAATTTAGTTGAAGGAGGTGACAATTTCAAAGATAATCTGAATTACTTCAATAATTTCGAAAATCCATTTGAAGAAGACTTGTATGGTTCAGTCACCAAAGAAGCAGAAAAAATAAATAATGTAAATGATGTTAATAATGTTTGCGATGGATTAAAAGTAGATACTGATGATGTTGTGAAAGATATTGTGGGCTTAAAAAATTACATAAAAGTAGCAAAAAATAACAAAAAAAAAGATAAACCAATGACAAATAATGATATTGATGTTTTTTTAAATGAAAGAAATAATATTACAGATATTATTAGCGGAGATGATTACGTTTTTGATGAAGATATTAAAAATAATAAAGGGTATGTATCAAGTAAATATGAAAAACCTGTAAATAATGTTGTGAGAAGAAAAAGTAAATTTGATGACATTGGGACTGCAGATTATAAATTATCTTCAGGAGAAAGTAAGATTAAACAAATGATTAATGCAAATAGTAAAAATAGTGTTGAAAATAAATTTAACATTAATTTAGAAAAAGATTTGGGGGATATCAATGATTATTTTGATAATTAAATTTATTTATAATGTTCAACTCCTGCGTTGTATCCTATATCATAAATTCTTTTTTTATCCTCATGACTAATTTTAAAATATATATTTTGTTCAAAATCACAATTAATTACAATTGTTTGATTTTTATAGATTTCTAGTTTATAAAAATTTGATCCCTTTGAAAAACATTTTAGCAATGCCATCATATATGAATCATGTCCTGTTATTAATGCATCTCCTCCAAATCCTTCAGGTGTATAAATCCCAATGACATCATCAAGTCTGTCATTAAATAATTGAATTGGATAATTATCCATCAACCCACCATCAACCCAAAATTCAGTATTTTCATTGTGTTTTTCTATTTTAAATGGTTCAATTATCATAGGAACTGATGCAGAAATTTGTACAGCGTCAATAATTTTTTTGTCAGGATATGTATCAACAGAAAAATATTCTACACGATATTTATTTACATTCGTTCCAGATACTATTATTTTTTTTCTTGTTTTGTCGTAAAATTCTTTAAAAGTTATATTTTTTGAGTGACCTTTTTTTTCAAAACATATCTCAACAATTTTTATCATATTTTCAATTGATGATAAACCATAATGCTCCGGTTCGAATAAAAATTTTTCATAATCTGGAGTCACTATATTTTCAAAATTTACTTTGTATAATAATTTATATATTTCTATTGGTTTTAATCCTACTGCTAACATTGACACCAACATTGCCCCCACTGATGTTCCACAATAAATGTCAGGATCTTTTAATATTTCATTTTCATACAAATATGTGCATAAACCAAGAGCTGCAAATCCTTTTAATCCACCCCCCCCTATGACTAATATATTTTTTATATTGCTCGTATACAATGGTATTAAATCCATTTTATTATATAATAATATACGGGTATATTATTAAATGGACAAAATAAACATACAAAATATTTTTGGTTCAACTAAAAAATTAAATAAACCATCGAATAAAAAAGAAGAATCTTTAAATATTGAAAATCTTGTCAGAAGTAATGCCTTTGAAAACAATATTACAGATATTTATCTTGTCGATAAAATTAAAAATATTAAAGAAAAAGATAATAAAAAATTATTAAATCTATATAGTAGTATGTATGCAAAATGCCTCAAAAGAATTGATAATTCTATCAGTTCAATGAATACATATATTATTCATGATGTTGATTTAGCTCAGTACGGATATGATAAATATATTCCATTAGAATGTATTTTATTTATTAAAAATAGTTTAGATGAAAGTGGTTTTGATACTCATGTTATTAGTGATAGTTCTATCTTTGTATCGTGGGAAAAAATTATTAATTCTTAGAAGTGTATATTAGTCTAAATACAATGTCTGTCACAAGTAACATCATAATTATTATCGAACAATATATTAATACATTATAATTTGTTAATGTATTGACATCACTTGTATCTTTTAAATTTTCTTTTGCATTCATATTTTTTAAATTATTATTTAAAATATTGTTAAGCTTTGTGTTCTGCGATACGTTATAATTTACCATTTTCATTAATTTGTCTATTTTTTTATTATTTTCTCCAGACTCTTTTTTTTGTTCTTCCATCATTTTTATTTTATCCCTTAGCATTGCATTTTGATATTTCAAAAAATTCTCTTTCATATTTTTATTTATTTCATCTTTCAATTCAGTGTCATATTTATACTTGTCAAATTTGTCTTCATTGTTTTTTAATATTCCTTTTGGACTCTCACTTAATTCGTTTATTCTGTTTATCATTTTTATTTTATAATCAATACTTTCATCATTGCTTTTATTTTCAACCTTTCGTGATCTACTTGATTCTCTCGTTCTTGATGACTCTCTTGTTCTATTTGATTTATATGAATCATTCTCTTTATTCTCTTTTATTTTTTTTATTTCTTTTCTGCATACTTCACATTTCAGTATGTGTTTTAATGATCCTGACATTTGCTCTTCTGAACAAACATCTGGATTTTTATAAATATTAACGCATTCTTTATGTGTCATTTTTTTTTTCACTTCCGCAAAATTTATATCATTGAATGTATTTAATTCATCAATCGGTTTCTGAATATTAAAATCATTAAAGCTCGCATCTAATGGCAATTGATAATTTATCCCTTTATCATTAAATGTGTCATATTCTATACCAATATTATTTGGATCGCAATAATTATTCGTGCTCAAGTTATCATTAAAATTACTAAAAGACATCCTTTTTGGATATATAATTATGCAACATAAATTAATATTTCTATATTTTCAATTATAAATTATTTTATATTATTTTAAATATTTATATTATATGAATGCTTTTGTATTAATTCACTTTGGTGACAATTCCAAATATTTAGAATACGAATTATATTTTTTAGAAAATTTAAGAATGTACACAAAAAAAGATATTATTTATATGTATTCTATTCATGACACACCACAAAGTTTTGTTAATATTGTTAATAAATTAAAAATTAATATCACAGTCTGTGGATTTAATGAAAAAAATATTATTCCATCAAATAAAAATCAAAAAAATAATCCACTTTATGATGAACGATTCAAAGTGATTCGAACATGTAATTTCATATTCGCTTATAAACTCACAAATTATGATAAAATTTGTGTCTTGGAATCAGACATGATCGTAATGAAAAATATTGACGATGTTTTCGACTTGGAATCAACAAGTGTCAGGCACACAAGTGATAAATATATTAATAATAAATTTGCTGACGCCAACACAAATAATGTTAAAAAAATCATAAGAAATAATATGCCAAAATTTTTAAAAAATTCAGAAAAAAATTATAAAATTGATGTCAATAAAAATAAATTAACAAACTATTGTGAAAAAGGTTCTATCTTGAACGGTGGTGTTCTTTTAATAAAACCTGACATTAAAAATTACAAATTACTTAAAAAAACACTGCTAAAAATTATAACTCAGGGATTTAATTGCATATATCCAAATGAATTTTTACTTTTATATAGCAACACACCATTATACAATTTACCAATAAAATATAATTTTTCTCATTATGATTTAAAATATGTCAATGATGCAAGTAATATTAGTATTTTGCACTATGATTCATTAAAATACAAACCATTGGATTTTTGTAAGGATGATTACATCAAATTAGTTAAAAATAAAGTCGAAAACAATATTCTTCAAAGATATGAAAAAAAAGTCTACAATAAATTTAAAAATAAAATCAACAATATTTTAATTCACACCAAAAATAATATTAAATAATTTTATTAATTACAAAAATAGCTTGACTGTTTGATTATTAATTAAACACAATTGAGTATTTTTTATTGCAAACAATAAGTTCTCATATTTACAATAAACATTATTTAAAATTATATAGGTTAATATTTAAAATATACTTTATTAAATTCATATATATGTCGGATATCAGCGATAAAAAAAAAGTCGATTATAACACAGACTATATGTGTAATTATCTACAAGACTCCACTAAATTATATTCACCAAAAAACCGAAAACTTTATGACAAAATTAAAGAGGAGCACAACAATGAAGATGATTCAGATGATGATATTAATAATTATACAACTGACAAAGAAGAAACGCGACCACACAACAGTGATAAATCAAACGGTCATCATTCTTCAAATAAAAATATTTTTGAAGAATCTTTTAAATTTTCAAAGGATGAAACAAAAGATGATGACGATGACGATGATGATGATAACAAACATCACAGTAAAAAAAAACATAAATCAGATGATCTTGATGGATCTTATGACAATTATAATGAACTTTCTGATGGAGCAAAAATGCTTAAGAGACTTGATATGCTTAAAAAACTTGGTTATTTATCTACTCTTGGCATTGAATTAACACAAAATTATAATATTAATTCTGATTATTTCACAATGAAATATGAATATAAACTTCACAAAGATATTAAAGAAAAAACAAATTTTATTAACTGGACGTCAAGTATATTATTGAATTGTGTGTGGGGAATTGAAATATTAAATGACGAATACAATCCATTCAGATTAAAATTAACCAACTGGTCAAAACAAATTAATGCTGATATTAATGACTATTATGAAGTTTTTGGAGAAATTTACGAAACATATAATATTTCAGGAAATGGTATTAGACCAGAATTTAAACTGCTATTTATGCTGGGAACAAGCGCACTCAAATATCATGTTAATAATTCAAATAAAGAAGCACAGGCTATTCATATGGGAGTAAATGCAAATGTTAGGGTAAGAGAAGACGCAAATAGAACAGAACAACTTAACAATAAAATAGCAGAAAGTGAACACGACTTTAAAGGTAAAATGAAAAAAGAACATAATCAAGTTAATGAACATATGAATAATATGAAACAATTTCAAAATTCATCAAATAAGTCAATAAATGGCAAAAAAGATCTTGACAGAAAAGTTGCAGAAAGATTCGAAAATGCTAAAAAAATGTATAGTAGAGTCAATGAAGATAATCAAAATCAAAATCAAAATCAAAATCAAAATCAAAATAATAATAATAATAATAATAATAATAATCAAGAGCAATATTTACAAAATCAAAATAATAATCAAGAGCAATATTTACAAAATAAAAATACACAACAAGAGCAACAAATAAATCAGATGCAACAACAATTACAAGAAATGCAAAGAATGCAATCTGCTCAACTAAAACAGACCCAACAAGCACAGCATGCTCAGCAACAAGCATTTCAAACTCAACAAGCTCAAATACATCAAGCTCAGCAGCAATATAACAACAAAAATAACGTGCCTCCACAAATTTACGAAAAAATGATGTCACAAAATACTAAAAATAATTACGAAAATGAAAGAAGACAAAATGTTGGAGATCAATTATCAAAAATGGCAACCAATATGAAAACAAGAATTGATGATGATGACAACAATGAAAAATATGACAACGACAAAGTGTACAAAGATAAAGCAAATAATGTTAAAAATAATAAACCAAAGAAAAAAAAGCAAAATTTAACTGTAGATACTTCAAGTGAAGAATCAAACGGAAATTCTCAAGAATCATCAAGCAACGTGTCATCAGAATCTGGCAACACAGAAGCTTCAGGAGATTCTGATAATAAAAGCAAAAACACTTTTAATAATAATGAAATTAAAGAATTAGGTAATAAAAAAAAAATTTTTGCTAAGAAAAAAGCAGGAGAAGCATCACAAAACGCTTCTACTTACTCAAAACGAGCATATAAAAAGAAACCCCTATCTGTCAATGCATAGATGCAATAAAATTGAAAATTTTATTTAAAGATTAATTACTAAGTATATTCAATGGAAAAAGACGATAACAATGATAACAATATTGATATTATTAATAAATCCAACAAAAAAGATGAAATCTTAAAATTGCTTGATGTAGGAAATATTAATGCAAATAAAGAAAAACGCAGAAGAGGAAGACCTAAAAAAAATACACAAATTGATAATCCAAAAATAAATGAAATTGAAAATGATGAAGATAGTGAAGACAAAGAAATAATATTACAATTAAAACTTAATGAAAATGAAATAAAATCTATTTTAAAAAATAATAATTATAGTGACGAAGAAAGTGAAATTGAAAATAATTTTGTTAAACAAAAAAAGCAATCATTTGTTGACAATAACAATGATGATGATGATAATTCAGAATACAACAAAAAAAACAAAAAAGGAGAAAAAAAAAAGAAAAAAAAAAAAGAAAAAAAAGAAAAAAAAAGTAAAAAATCAAAAAAAGACGATGACGATTATAATGACTATGAGGTAAAGAATGATAAAATTATGATGAACGAGCAATCATATTTCAAATTAACAAATACTATAAAAAATTTAAGCAAAGAATTATTACAAAAAAATGAATTTATTAATAAAATAACACCTATGTATTCGTCAGTTGCCGAA